GATCGAACAGAGACGAACTATTATATACACTCTATCGTTTGATATGAAGATGAACTTCTACGGTCCTACAGAGTCTGGTCCAGTTATTCGCGAAGTTAATACCAATCTGAATGTCACCGATGGCGATGTTGATCTATTAGGGTCTTTAATAACTACAACCCCAGACCCTATTGACGTGAGTCCTAATGAAGACTATGGGTTTGAAACTGTAATAACAGTCTTTGAACCCGAACCGCCACCAGAACCTGAGCCAGAACCTGAACCTGAACCAGAACCTGAGCCGGAACCAGAACCTGAGCCAGAACCGACATACGATTATATCATCACTGGCGTAACAGACGATCCGACATCTATTGATTGGAGAACGCATTACGCACCGCCAGGATATGTTTGGACTCCAGACGTAGGTTTCACTACAGATGAACCATTGATGCACACTGACTGGATGTTCTTCGATGAGAATTCTCAGACATCTACTTTGGGTAGTGCGAATATCACCAATTTAGATATGTCCGAAGTCGTAACCGCAAGAGAGATGCTCAGAGGGTCAGACTTTGCATCTAACACGAGTGATATTACTGGGTGGGATGTTTCTAAAAATAGAGACTTCACATCTATGTTCCGTGAAGCAGTATTCAATCAAGACATTAGTGGATGGACTATTTGTGCAGATAAAACTACACCTATCACTGACGTAGTTGCATCTTACTGGACGGACTCTGGTGTCACAATCAATCAAAACAGTTACTCAGACTTTGATTACGTGCATGATTGGGACGTTTACGCTCCGACAGGTGGTTACCCACTGAGCAGTGCTGGTGTCCACGGTGTAATTTTACAGACAATGTTTTATGCCAATGACTTCTTCAACCAACCTATTGGTAGTTGGGACACCTCAGCTGTATTCAGATTTGATGGAACCTTCACCGAATCTTCATTCGATCAAGACCTAAGCGGATGGGACACTTCTCACGCAAGAACAATGGCAGATCTGTTTGATGCATCTGATTTTACGGGCCAAGGTGTCGGTAGTTGGGATGTGTCTAATGTGATTAGTTTTTACGACACATTCAAAAATACTTATTTCAATGCCACAGTAACAAATTCAGATATTTCTAGTTGGAACACAGGAAGTGCTGTCAATATGTCAGGAATGTTTTCTGTTGCTGGTTCTGTATGGACTGGTGTTCCAGCTCCTTTCGGTGCAGATATCGGTGGATGGGATGTTTCTAATGTCAAAGACATGTCAGAGATGTTTGAAGAAAATGAAGACTTTGACATCAACATCGGTGCGTGGGACGTATCTAACGTGGACACTATGAACGAAATGTTCCAAGACTGTCCTTCGTTCAGTAATAACGGAAGCGCAGACATCGCCAACTGGGACACATCTAGTGTAACAGATATGGGTGAGATGTTCGAGAACGCAACATCATTCAACCAAGATTTGAGTGGATGGGACGTGTCTAGTGTGACTTCATATGATCAGTTTGATAACGGTGCGTCGAGTTGGACGTTACCGAAACCCAACTTTATTTAAGACATAGATATACATTATGAGAGATAATCGTAAGCCGCCTGGTCTTTTAAACGATGACCAGAAGAAAAACTTCGTGCACGAGCAGGACTATGAGTACTCTCGTGATACTTACTATGACCTAATTGAGAAGGGTCGTGAGTCTCTAGAACTCATGATTGAAGTCGCACGTGAGAGTGAACACCCTCGTGCGTTTGAGGTTCTATCTGGTATGATTAAAGGTATTGCCGATGTCAACGATAAGTTGATGGATCTCAACAAGAAACAGAAAGATCTTACCAAAGAAGACAAACCTGCCGAAGCAAAAACTACTAATAATAATCTATTTGTCGGGTCTACTACAGAATTGCAGCGTATGCTGTTGGGTGATGAGAAAGTTATAGACCAAGATGAAGATGACATATGATGATCAAGTAGTACAGATAACCTTTAATACATTTTCAAGAGAAGAGTACTTAGAGATAAAGTTATTATTAGAGATTATATCAAAACAATCTCAAAAAAAGTCTAATAAAGAAAATTGGCCTGATTCTCTTCATAACGAAACAAAAGAATAATTTGACACTTGTACGATATATGATGAGGATTTAAGATCAATTATAATTGATAGATGTATAGATCTTTATGGTACTATAAGTGACGAAACTCTTTACAATATAATTTATCATGAAAGTCAAGGAGAATCTTCAATAAATTGGCATGAAGATGGAGATGATTTATATAGTGGCGCAGTCACTTTTTATTTTAATGATGCGTGGAATCTCGATTTTGGAGGATACTTCATTTATCAAAAAGATAATGATAAAGTCATGACTTCGATTCAACCTGTAGGAAATACAAGTCTCTATGTTCAGAGAGGTGTTTTACATGCAGTAACTCCTATCAGATATGATGCTCCGTCGAGAAAATCAATACAAGTGTTTATTCGTCACAATGAGTAGTTATACAAAAGAATCTTACCTCGGAAATCCTAATGTAAAAAGAGATGGTGTCGCAGAAGAATGGGACGCCAAGAAACTACGTGAGTATAAGAAATGCATGAAAGACCCATCGTATTTCTGCAAGAAGTATGTCAAGGTCATTCACCTAGATAAAGGTCTCGTGCCGTTCAAACTCTATCCGTATCAAGAAAAGATGTTCGAACATTTCAACGACAACCGATTCAACATTGTGTTGGCGTGTCGTCAATCTGGTAAGTCTATCAGTTCGGTTGGTTACTTGTTGTGGTACGCACTCTTTCACCCAGAGAAGACTATCGCGATCCTTGCAAACAAAGGTATGACCGCACGTGAGATGTTGGCGCGTGTCACACTTATGTTAGAGAATTTGCCGTTCTTTCTTCAACCAGGATGTAAGGCACTCAACAAGGGTTCTATAGAACTGTCCAACAACTCTCGCATCATCGCTGCGGCAACGTCTGGTTCTTCTATTCGTGGTATGTCCGTCAACCTACTATTCCTAGATGAGTTTGCGTTTGTTGAAAACGCGGCAGAGTTCTATACATCTACATACCCAGTAATCTCATCTGGTAAAGAAACAAAAGTTATCATAACAAGTACTGCGAACGGTATCGGTAATACCTATCACAAGATATGGGAAGGTGCCGTGCAGGGCGTGAATGAATATAAACCATTCCGTGTAGATTGGTGGGATGTGCCTGGACGTGATGATAAGTGGAAAGAACAAACGGTTGCTAATACGTCTACTCTACAGTTTGACCAAGAGTTTGGTAATACGTTTTTCGGAACGGGTAATACGCTGATCGAAGGTCAGGTATTATTAGATTTGAGGTCGCGCGAACCCGTGTCATATCACGAGGGCGGAAGTCTGCTGATATATGAAGAACCTGTAGAAGATCACATGTATATCATGACTGTGGATGTTAGTAAGGGTAGAGGACAGGACTACTCGACATTTACGGTAATCGACGTTTCACAAAGACCATTCAAACAAGTTTGTGTATATCGAAACAATACTATTTCTCCAATACTCTACCCAAACATTATTTATAAATATGGAACTCTTTATAACGAAGCATATGTGATTATCGAAAATAATGATGCAGGTATACTTGTATGTCAAGGTCTGTATCAAGATCTAGAGTATGAAAATATACACCTAGAGTCTGCGATCAAATCAGACGCTATCGGTGTCACGATGAATAGAAAGACAAAACGAATTGGGTGCTCAGGCATCAAAGATATTTTAGAAACAAACAAACTAGATATTGTTGATGAAAACACTATCTTAGAGATCTCAACGTTTGTTTCTAAAGGCACATCATACGAGGCGTCTGACGGTAACCATGACGACTTGATGATGAACCTTGTGATGTTCGGGTACTACTTGAGCACACAGTCGTTCGGTGATCTGTATGATGTAGACTTGAAGTCTATGCTGTTTGAACAACGAATGAAAGAAATAGAAGACGATATATTACCATTTGGTATAATAGATGACGGTCGAGATTTCGTTCCAGAAGCGGAGGTGATGCATCCTGGATTTGGATGGCAGTTGCCAGATCGCACTTTAGAGGACGATTTGTGGTGAAAATCTATATAGTATAAATAGTTACATTGATAGAATTATCTCGTATTATGACTACTTATTATACCTTAACAAAAGGAAACTATTATGGCTCTCAAATTTTCAGAGTCGCCAGCAGTACGTGTTCGTGAGATTGACCTAACTGGAGTTGTTCCATCGGTCACATCTACTACAGGTGCTTTTGTCGGTGACTTCAACTGGGGCCCTGTAAACACGCCTGTTCTTGTCGGTACAGAATCAGAACTAGCGTCCACTTTCGGGTCTCCTCTCGCGGGAAATGCAGGCGCAGGCGATTTCTTGTCTGTCGCGTATTTCTTAAAATATTCTTCAAGCGCATTCGTTGTACGTGCTGCTAAATCAGGTTCTGTATCTGCAAGTTCAACACCATTCACTGCAAAATATCCAGGTGTATTAGGCAACTCTATAGTCGTTGCTGTTTGTGATGAATCAACTTGGTCAGAAGATCCAGAAAATCCACTCCTAGATTCGGATGGAAGTCCAGTCCTAGATTCGGATGGAAGTCCAGTTTTGGGCCCTTGGATTTATCAAAGTCTATTTTCATCAAAACCAGAAGGCGACGAACTGCATGTTGTAGTACTTGTAGATGGTTCTGTTGTCGATACTTTCGAATACGTTTCAACCAGTTCAACTGCCAAACGAGATGATGGATCTACTAACTACGTAGTTGATATCATAAACGCAAGTTCTTTATGGGTTACCTTGTCAGGAACGCTTGATGCAGGAACTTTTACTTTTTCCGGTGGTGACGATGGAGATTCTGCAGATTATGTTTCTGCATATGGAGTTTTTGGTGACAAAGACACCATCCAAATCGATTTCTTGGTTCCGCCTGCAGGTGGCCAAGGTGATTCTATCGCAATTCAACAGGAATTGGTTAGTATCGCAGAAACACGTAAAGATTGTATCGCAGTTGTTTCGCCATCATCTACTGGTACTCTAACTGTAGATCAAATGTTGACACACGTATCGACTTTAAATCAAAACTCGTCCTACTTAGTTGTCGATGGAAATTGGTTAAAGGTTTACGACAAGTTCAATGACAAGTACGAGAACATTCCAGCGGCATCATCAACTGCAGGCATCATGGCAGCAACAGACGCAGTATCTGCACCTTGGTTCTCACCAGCTGGTTCACGTCGAGGTCAATACTTGGGTGTCACTGACATTCTAGTCAACCCATCTAAGACAGATCGTGATCGTCTATACAAAGCGGGCATTAACCCAATCGTCAGTTTCCCTGGCCAGGGTGTCATGCTTTATGGTGACAAAACTCACCTATCACGACCATCTGCGTTTGATCGCATCAACGTGCGTCGTTTGTTCCTAGTTCTAGAACGTGCGATTGCAGAAGCTGCACAAAACGTTATGTTTGAGTTCAATGATGAGTTTACTCGTGCAGAGTTTGTCAATATCGTAGAACCATTCCTACGTGAAATTCAGGGTCGTCGCGGTATCACTGACTTCCGTCTTGTTTGTGACACAACAAACAATACTTCAGAAGTTATTGACCGTAACGAATTTATTGCATCTTGCTTCATCAAACCAGCACGATCTATCAACTACGTAACTCTAAACTTCGTAGCGATTCGATCAGGTGTTGACTTTGAAGAAGTCGTCGGAACATCGGGAGTATAATCATGTCACTAAGAGTAGATGATTTCAAAGCAAAAATCCGTGGTGGTGGCGCTCGCCCTAACTTGTTCCGTGCAACAGTCAACTTCCCAGCATACGCTGGTGGTGATGCCGAACTAACTTCATTCATGTGTAAAGGCGCACAGTTGCCTGCATCTGTAATGAACGTTATCGAAGTCCCTTTCCGTGGCCGTCAGTTGAAGATCGCAGGCGATCGTACTTTCGAACCATGGACCGTAACAGTCATTAATGACGTGGGTTTCGAAGTTCGTAATGCAATGGAACGTTGGATGAACGGTATCAACTCGCACAGTGCGAACGTAGGCATCGTTAACCCAGTTGCATATCAAGCAGACTTAATTGTCGATCAGCTAGATAAAGATGGTGATGTAGTTAAGACATACAACTTCCGTGGTTGTTTTCCGACTAACATCTCTGCAATTGACCTAAGTTATGAGACTAACGACGCTATCGAAGAGTTTACAGTAGAATTCCAAGTTCAATATTGGGAGTCAAATACCACGAGTTAATGGTATACTAAGTAATGTGATGGGGTGGGTAAAACCACCCCCATTTTTGTTTTAGAGGATTATATGGCAGAACCAAACAACAGTATTCTATCGGCATTCGGTTTTGAACTGAAACGAGTATCAAGTCAACAAGAAGAAAACCCAAAAGCACCTTCTATTGTACCTCGCGTAGATGAGGATGGTGCGGGGTATGTGACTGCCTCAGGTTCTTACTTTGGTCAGTATGTCGACATGGAAGGCACTGCGGCCAAAGACACTTCAGAACTCATCCGAAAATATCGCGGCATGGCAGAACACCCAGAATGTGACGCTGCTATCGAAGATATTATCAATGAGTCTGTCGTCTCAGGGGAACTAGAATCTTCGGTTTCTCTAAACCTAGACAAAGTTGAAACCAGCGACAAAATTAAAAAAATATTGACCGAAGAGTTTGATGACATTCTTGGAATGTTAAACTTTGAAGAACACGGTCATGATATTTTTAGGTCTTGGTATGTAGATGGTAGAATGTATCATCATTTGGTTGTCAATGAATCTAATCTAAAGTCGGGTATCTTAGAGATTCGTCCTGTTGACGCAACTAAGATTCGCAAAGTCAAAGAAGTTACATACAAAAAAGATCCCAAAACTGGCGCAAAACTTGTAGATAAGGTGAATGAGTTTTATCTGTATCAAGATAAAGCTGGGACAAGTAATGGTATTAAATTGACACCGGAATCTATTTCGTATGTCACTTCGGGTCTGTTAGACCCTAGCAAGAAGAGAGTCCTTTCTTACTTGCAAAAAGCAATCAAACCAATGAATCAATTACGTATGATGGAAGACTCTTTGGTCATCTATCGTATGGCACGTGCACCTGAACGCCGCATCTTCTATATTGATGTCGGTAACTTACCAAAAGGTAAATCAGAGCAACATATCAAAGACATCATGGCGCGTTATCGCAACAAGGTTGTCTATGATGCAAACACTGGCGAAATAAAAGACGATCGTAAGCATATGTCTATGCTAGAAGACTTCTGGTTACCACGTCGCGAAGGCGGTCGAGGAACAGAGATAAGTACTCTACCAGGTGGTGAAAACCTTGGTCAGATCGATGACATCATTTATTTTCAAAAGAAGTTATATCGTTCACTGAACGTACCAATCAACAGGCTAGAGCAAGAAGCGCAGTTCTCCCTAGGTCGTTCAACCGAGATCACACGAGACGAAGTGAAGTTCCAAAAGTTTATCGATCGTCTTCGTCAGAAGTTTGCAAATCTATTCCTTGGCATTCTAAAGAAGCAATGTCTACTGAAAGGCATCTGCACTGAGCAAGACTGGGAATCTTGGAAGAACGAGATACAGGTTGATTATAATCGCGACAACCACTTCTCAGAACTGAAAGACGCAGAACTATTACGTGAACGTCTGCAGACAATGGATCAGATTACACAGTATGTGGGTGAATATTTCTCTCGTACATGGATTATGAAAAATGTAATGATGTTCGATGAGAAAGACATCGAAGAGATGATTAAACAAATCAACGTCGAGACAGAAGCGTCTGGCGGTGGTGACAATGACAATGAACAGTGAGAAAAATTATGAGTGAATCAGAAAATCTAGAACTAGAAACAGAATTTGAAGCAGAGTCTAATCCTGCACTTGATCTTATCAATGCGTTACAACGAGGTGACTTTACTGGGGCAGATCAATTGTTTCAAGACGCAATAGGTGTTAAAGTACAAGACACGCTTGATGCAGAGAAGGTCGCAGTCGCAGCTCAAATCTTCAACGGCGAAGAACCATATAATGATGATGAGTATGAAGAAGACATCGAAGATGACTCAGAGATTACCTCTGAATTAGAAGAAATCGAAGACGTAAATCTTGATGAGATAGACGACTTTGTTGAAGTAGATTAATAAAAATATAATAAAAAGTTCATTAAATTTTTTTTTTGTATAAATACTACAAAAGAGGGTGTTATGAAAAGTTTTCGACAATTAAGAGAATCATCTAAACCAGTCTTCAAAAAGAAGATGGGTGGATATCCTGTTGTCATCACAAAGACCTCAAAAGGGTTCGAGTTGACGATAGACGGTGACAAAGTCGATACTTTCAAATCACAAAAAGAAGCGGAATCAACCGCGAAACAAGTCCTCAAAGACTTAGGAAAAATAAAATGAAACTGATTAGCGAATACGTAGAAAACGATATTCAGTGTATCGTAGAAGCCAAGGAAGGTGGTGGCAAAAACTTCGTCATTGAAGGTGTATTTGCGCAAGCAGACAAAAAGAATCGTAACGGACGTGTTTACCCTAAACCAATTATGGAGAAGGCAGTAAACACATACGTGAAAGACCAAGTTAGCAAGAAGCGTGCTGTAGGGGAACTCAATCACCCTGAAGGACCAACCGTTAACTTGGATAAAGTTTCTCACCTCATCACAGACCTTAAATTGGAAGGTAATGATGTGGTAGGAAGGGCACAAATATTGGATACCCCAATGGGCAAGATTGTAAAAGGTCTCTTAGAAGGTGGTGTTCAACTAGGTGTGTCAACTCGTGGAATGGGAAGTCTTGAGAACAAAAATGGCGTCATGTACGTCAAAGAAGACTTTATTCTTAATACGGTAGATATCGTACAAGATCCAAGCGCACCAGAAGCATTTGTTAATGGGATTATGGAAGGTGTGGACTGGATCTGGAATAATGGAATACTTCAACCTCAAGTCATTGAAGATATAGAGACTGAAATTAAGCAAGCACCAATTGCACATCGTCCAGAAGTGCAGATGCGTGAATTCAAGAATTTCCTCTCGTTAATCAAATCTAAACTATAAAGGAGTCACTATGACTGATTTAAATCAAGTAGAAAGTGAAATCCGCGATACCGAGATTGAAACTAACGAAATCGTGGAGGAAACTCTCGAAGAAGCACAAGCTCCTGTAGCAAAAGGAAAGCCAGACGCAAATGCAACCTCTGAACCAGAGTCAATTGCAACTGTAGATAAGGCGGCTAACGCAACTTCAAAGGTTGCCCCGCCAAAGCCAAAGACAAAAGCTGGCATGGTAAACGCAATCTATAAAGCTTCTTCAAAAATGAAGAAGGCCGATCTAATGGCAGCATACGATAAAGTATGTTCAGAAGGTGTTGACCTAGAAGACGTTGCAGTACTAGACACAAGCGCAGAACTATCTGCAATTGTTGATGGTGAAGCGACTCTTTCTGAAGAGTTCAAGGAGAAGACTGCAATCATTTTTGAGACTGCGGTCAAAACTAAGTTATCTGAAGAAGTTACTCGTTTAGAGGAACAGTACGCAGAAGAGCTTGCTGAAGAAGTCGAAACAATCAAGACCGATCTAGTCGGTAAGGTTGATTCATACCTAAACTACGTGGTTGAAACT